TCGTCCCGCCGTTATGCCTGGCGCGCAGGGGCCGATGCCGTTCATCAACTTTGCCAACGCCATGATGGCGCCGGGCATGAACGCCCACTCTGCGGCCATTGGGCAGGTAAACGACGTGATCTCCCGGGAGATGCAGTCCCGGGTCGCCCAGGCCCGGGAGGCCCGCCGCATGCAGCATGAGAAGGACATGAAGCGGATGGAGATTGATGCCATGCTGGAGCGTGTTCGCCAAGCTGGGGGGCGCTGATGGCTGAGGAGTTTGGCCCAGACCAGGAGCTGGCGTCCCGGGCCGAGCGGCTTCGGCAGGCCCGCCTCGCACTGGCTAAGATCCGCCAGCCTGAGTGGCAGCTGCGGGAGGGCCTTGGTCTTCCCTACGGCCCGCTGCTCCCCGGCCAGGACGCGGCGGTAGCCCGGGCGGACTCGCAGGCATACTACGGCAGCCCTGAAGCCGGGGCTGTGGAGTTTGCAGAGAAGTCTCTGGAGCAAGGCGTCGAAGACCACCCCCAAAACCTCCTGGCCTCTGCCATGGCCGGCGCGGAGAAGGTGCGGGTGCCGGAGCTGTCAGGTTTTCAGTGGGCGTACGCCAACCCCAGCCTACTGACCGCCGTGCCGCGGTCGGGCGACGATAGGCTGGCTAACGCCCGCCAGATGTACATCCTGGACAAGATTCGACCTCACACTCAGCGGCACCCATCCGGCAGCCCCCTGGCGATTGACAACTACTACGGCCCCGGGAAGGACATCCTGGCGGACGCCATGGTGGAAGACAGGTACTTTCAGGAAAATCCGGCCATCCGCAAGATGCTGGAGTCACCCTATGAGTACGTGCCGGACGGTTATTCGCCGGAAATGGAGAAGCTCTCGCCCGAGCAGCTGATCACTGACCCGATGAACCGCGCCACTAGCGCAGTGTATGGCGGCCTGTCGCGGTTCTCTGACAACTACCTCGCTTTCGGGCGGGACATGGCGCGCGGGCAGGGCGGATCTGCCTTCAAGGACTTTGTTTACGGAATCCCCAACCTTGTCAGTCCGGTGTTCCACCGCGGCGGCCCCGGGTCCGAGCAGGACTGGCGGCCTGATGCCGGTTCGATGGCCTTGCCTATTGAAGTGGCCGGCCAGCTGCCGTTCTTGTTTTACCGGGGCGTCATGCCCAAGCGAGCCTTGCCGGCCGGAGAGCGAATCCGCCAGCTGGTCGATCCGGACGTACTGAACGCCGCATATAAGTCTGCGGCGCGGCGTCACCACCCGGACGTGGGCGGCACCACCGAGGCCATGCAGATGCTCAACCGCCTGCGAGACATGGGCGACGTGCAGGGCATCGCTCGCATGGCTCAGTGAAAATCGGATTACGCCCCAGGCATTCCGGGCATTCTTTCCACAGGCAACCCCCCCTAGCCTGAAAGGAAAGACATGAGCGAAGAGATCCAGCAGGTTGACTCGCCGGAGATGCCGGCACCTGAGGTTCCTTCCCAGTCCTTTGACAATCCGACACCGCAGCACACGCCGGCCCCCGCCGGTAGTGTGTACGACGCCTTCAAGGCGCTCCCTGAGTTTCAGGGCGCCGACGACGTGTCCATCGCCCGCACGCTGTATCAGTCGATGCAGGGCTACCAGCAGGCCCAGAGCCAGCTCCGCCAGTATCAGGAAACGATGCCGGCGACGATGGAGTACATGCAGAACCGGCAGCGTTACCAGGAATGGGTGAACGCTCAGCAGGCTCAGCAGCAGAAGGCCGCCGAGCCGCCGAAGTGGTGGAACCCGCCCCAGGTCAAGGACACCTGGCGGAACTACATCGTCCGCGACCCGCAGACGGGCAAAGAGGTCATCGACGCCAACGCTCCGCTGGAGGCCAAGATGGCGCTCCAGGAGTACCAGACCTACACGGCCGACTTCGCCAAGCGATTCGTCACCAACCCCGAAGACACGCTCAAGCCATTTGTTGAACAGGTGGCCATGCAGAAGGCCCAGGAGCTGGTTCAACAGCACCTTGGCCAATACACCGCACAAAACTACGTCCAGAGCCTGGAGCAGCAGAACGCTGACTGGCTCTACGACCAACGAGGCCAGGTCAGTCCGGAGGGCCGGGCGATCCAGGGCTACATCGATCAAGCGGCGAAGTCAGGGATCTCGTCTCCCGATGCCCGGTGGCAGTACGCCACCAGCATGCTGGAGCGGGACCTGCTGAACCTTCGCTACCAGCAGATGATGGCAGGCATGCAGCAGCCTCCTCCTCCCCAGGAGATGGCGCCTCCGCCAGCAGAGCCGGTAGCACAATCGAACATGCAGTTCCTGAGGGAGCGTGCCACTCGCACGCCCAGCAGGAGCGGCGGGGCATCGGAGCCGCGGGCTCCGCGGCCGAAGATGACCTTGGAAGAGCGCCTCAAGAGCCAGCTTGTGAAAGACGGCCTGATCTAGGAGTAAGAAATGCCGAGTACGACCGACTTCGCTCGTTCTATCGCCACCACGCTGGTTAACCACCTGCGTGAGGAGGAGATTGCGTCCCTTCGCAAGTACATGGTGTTCGCCGCCATCGAAAGCCGTGGCAACATCCGGATGAACATGTCCGGCCGTGGCTTCGACTGGGAGGTGTCGTACCGCCTGCATCAGCCGCAGGGGAACAACGGAGAGACTCCGCGTTCCTTCAGCCGTCAGAACCTCTGGAAGAAGGCGGAGCTGGAGTACCGGGGCTACCAGGCCACGGACGCCATCTTCCGCAAGGAGCTTCTGGAGAACCGGGGCACCAACGCCCTGGTGAACGTGGCTGGCAAGATGAGCAGCCGGCTGCTCACCAGCATCGAACAGTACCTGGCCAATGAGATCTACATCGACGGGTCGGCCGCCGGTAATGAGCTGAGATACCACGGCCTGGAAAGTTTTTTCGGCACCAACGGCACGCTGAACCGGGCCACGGGTGCCCAGCGTGCAGCCAACGCGGAGGACCCGTTCGGCTCGCCGTCTGACAGCTACGCCTCGCTTAACACGGGGCTGGGCTTCTACGGCGGCTCGCAGCTGGAGGGCGTCTGGCCCGCCGGCAAGGCTGACAGCGAGTATGACTTCTACAGCCCGCTGGTGGTGAACTACACCAGCACGTACTTCGGCGGCAGTAGCTGGGCTGCCAACTGCGTGAAGGCTCTCCGTGAGGGCCTCCATTTTGCCAAGCGGAATGACACCAAGGAAGACGCCGTCGATCTGGTGGTCATGGACCGGAAGTTGTACATCGACTTCCTGAACGCCCAGGACGCCAAGGAGCGGGTGACGATCTCCAGCGAGAACAGCCTGAAGAGCTACGGCTTCAACACCGTGCAGCTGGACGGCGTGGAGCTGGGCACGGAGTACGCGGTGCCGGCCAACTGTGCGTACGGCCTTGCGGTTGGGAACATCGAACTCCTGAACATGGAGGGACAGATGTACAACAGTGAGGGCCCCTTCTACGACGAGACTACGCAGTCTTATCGTTACTGTGTGTCCACTCTTGGCAACCTGAAGTTCAAGTCGCCTCGTAACTTTATCAAGTGGGTCAACCTCGCCTGACCATAGGAGCAGCCTGAATGTCACTGAACGTAGATCCTCCCTTCGCTCTTGGCCAGACCCTTGGCGTGTCGTCCACTGCGGACGGCGTCGGCTGGGTGGGCGTGGTGAAGCAGTTTCCTGACGTGAATCCCGTTACGGGCAAGATCCGGTCGAATCGGGTCAAGACCTGCATCGCCGTGCGGAACGTCTCTGGCGTCACCCTCCTGCCCAAGCGGGTGGTGACGTTTAAGAGCGGCTCGCTCTCGGAGGTGGACGGCTACACCCGTCTCACGGACGCCGCGTCGGCCGGCGTGGTGGACGAGCATATCCCGGCATCGGGCGTGGCCAACAACGACGTGTTTTGGGTCACGGTCAACGGCCCGACTGAGGTCAAGCTGGGCCCTGCCCAGGAGGCTGCGGTGGATACCTCGCTTGTCGCCCTCACGGCGGCGGCCAGCACCCACAGCACCACCGCTGGCCAGGCCCAGACGGCTGCGGCCACGTTCCTCCAGGCTGGCTACATCGGCCGGGCGCTCTCGGCCGGCACTACGGGCCAGAACGTCCTGGCGGTAGTTAACCTCGTCCGGAGTTAAGCATGAGCGCCGAAGCCAATCTCTTGCGGAAAATCGTCATCGGCCTGGCTGACCAGCAGGCCGGTGACGAGGTGGGGGCGGTGATTCGCCACACCACCGGCAATGTCACCGCGCTGACGGTAGCGCCGACCTCGCTCCGCCTGGGCGTGACGGGCGGCACGGTGGCGTTCTTTGGCGGCACGGGTTCGACCCGGGCCACCAGTGCGGCCGTGACGGACTTTGCCACGCTGAAGGTAGCCCTCCAGAACTACGGCCTGGTTGGAACTTGATACGTGCCCTTTCGGGGGCTAGGGGGAGGCCTCTGACCTGGGCAACCGGGTCAGAGGCTTTTCTATTATGGACGACTCCGCAATCCAGAATCTGGACTACCTCCGAGAGCTGATCGCCCTGGTGCGAGGCAGCGAGATGGAGGACATGGCCCGCCTGCGGATGATCTACGGCATGGGGGTGGGGACGGACGCAGTGACTGAGGAGGATCGATGATTTCCCCACACGGCATGGACCTGAATGCATGGAAGCCGAAGCCTATCAGCCAGGCAGGCAGGACTCGCAACGCTGGGGGCATCACCGGCCCCTACGATGGCACTAGGCGAGCAGCCGGCGGGGCCATCGTTCAGGGCACCAACCCTGGCCGGGCCCAGTCTCAGCAGAGCCCCTACGCCAACTCCACGGCATACGAGCAGCCCGTGAGCAACACGCCCAACGTCCAGGGCGGGCAGATGCACTCCTTCTACAGCCAGCCCGCAGGCCAGGGCCGCCCCGCAACGCCAGCCGGGCCGAGCGCTACGAATAGCCCCGCACCGTACCAAGCCTACAGCCCTGCTACCCAGCAGGCCCAGGCGCCCAGCCAGCCGGCTCAGTCTCCCGTCTTCCAGCAGCAGATGCCCTCCTTCCAGTTTGCTGGCGGCACGGACTGGATGGGCAACCAGTACACCGACCCCAACGCCATGATGGCCCAGACAGGAGCCATGGCGCAGGCGTTGAACCAGCAACGCCAGGGCATGATGGGCCAGGGGCAGTTTGGATCCCTGAATCCCCAGATGGCCTACAACCAGGGCATGGAGATGCTCCAGCAGGGCTGGCAGAATCCGTTTGCCCAGCAGCCCCAAGACCCGGGCGGCAACATCCGCGACCTGATTCAAAGGCCGCAACCTCATGGGCGGTACGGGCTCGGGCTTGCAGAGGGTGCGATTGTTCCCCGGGACATGCTGGACGCGGACAGCGACGGAGTAGTGGACTACTACCAGTCTGGCCCCGGCATGCCGGACGTACGGATGGCCGGCGGGAAGCCAGAGGTTCCAGACGCACGCGGCGGATTTACCTACCCCGGCCAGGCCCAGCCCGCCCAATACCCCTACGGCTCGTCCACTCCGTACACGCCCGGCGGCCGCCCGATGCCCGTCGCCCCGCCGACTGCCGAGCAGTTCCGCCAGCAGCAGACGGAGATCAAGCAGAAGGAGGCCGTGAACGACCTGTACCGCCGTGCCAGCCTCCAGCCTGGAGCGTCCACGGACGAGCTGATGCTGGGGCTGATTAACAACAGCCGAGGCGGGACGCTTGTGCGGCCGGAAGAGATGGCTGGCCTGCCTGCGGATATCCGTGGGGCAGTGTCTCAGTACCAGGATCTGGCTGGCATGGCGCAGGGCTTGGATCGGTCCACGGCTCCCGGCGCCCAGCAACGCCGGCAGGACATTGGCGATGCCATGGAGCAGATAAAGAGCCGCATGACCGAGCGCGCCCAAGCCTCCCAGGCCCTCCAGCGGGACTATGGAATGTCGCCGGCCGACGCCGCTGCTTGGGTGAACCGTGAAATGCCCATGCAGGACCAGGCCGCAACCATGCGGGGGCTGGAACAAAAGCAGACGGCGTACCTGGACCAGGCGAGGTCTGCCTCGCTGGACAGGCGGGCCAAGCAGGAGATGGAGGCCGCCAAGCCCAAGGCTCCGTCAGCCACCGACCAGTGGAACCGGATTAGGGCGACGACGAACACGCAGACCAAGCCCCTGTCTCCGGCGCACCAGCGGGTCTACCAGGCCATGGTGGCCGAGCAGATGGAGTCCAGGGGCATGGGCGACACCTGGACTGCGTCGGGCAGCCCGATTGCCGACCGGGCCCGGGCCAGGAACGCCAACATGCGAGCGACAGCGACCAAGACCCCTCCGAACGCCGCCCTGCCGAAATCCATGGCCGGCATGAAGTGGGCCCGCGGGCCGGACGGGTCTTATCGCCCAGTCGGCTAAACGGGTGGCACGCAGCGGCCGTTTGTATATACTTTTGTCCACCTCCCCCCCCAAGGTGACACATGCAGCAGAAGTTTAACGTCGGCATCGTTACGTTCTCTTACGGCGGCAACGGCGGGATTTCCTCTGAAGTCCCCGACATCCGAGAGTGGATGGTCCCGCTGGTGGCCAACGCCTCCAAGGATCCCCGGATCGACCAGATCCGCATCTGGAACCTGGCGGATACGCCGATCACCATGACTCGCAACCGGGCAGTCATGCAGGCCCGTCAGTTCGGCGTGGACTGTCTCATCATGGTGGACAGCGACATGAAGCCAGACATGCTCGCCGGCCAGCCGGACGCCAAGCCGTTCTTCGACTCGTCGTTCGACTTCTTCGTCAACCACTACCACAAGGGGCCGTGCGTCATCGGGGTGCCCTACTGCGGCCCGCCGCCCGTGGAGTGCGTGTATGTGTTCCGGTGGAACAACCTCCAGTCCCAGAACCCAGGGCCAGACTTCCAGCTGGAGATGTACGACCGGCACACGGCCGTGAAGATGGCCGGCATCCAGGAGTGCGCTGCGCTTCCCACCGGGCTGATCATGTACGACATGCGGGTCTTTGAACTCACTGAGCCCAAGACCCCGGAAGACAAGCCATGGTTCTATTACGAGTGGAAGGACATGTACGCCGCCGAGAAGGCGTCCACTGAAGACGTGACTATGACCCGGGACGTGTCCTTGGTGGGCGCGCAGAAGCTGGGCTTCAACCCGGTCTACTGCAACTGGGACGCTTGGGCCGGTCACTGGAAACCCAAGTGCGTGGGCAAGCCCCAGGTGATCACCGCCGAGGGCGTGTCCAAGAAGATGAAGGACTGCTGGGAGGCGAATGTAGAAAGTGGAGTCAAGATTGTTGACTTCAAATCCCCGGTCCTGGACAAGCTGCCCAAGCCGTTCGACGGCATGGGGATGGAGCTTCCGGGCGAGGACGCCAACGCCCTGACCGCCATGGTGACGCAGTTCATCAAAGACCACGGCCACGCACCCACGGTGTGTGAGGTCGGTTCATGGGCCGGCAGGAGTGCCATCATCATGGCCAAGGCTGGGGCCAAGGTGACCTGCGTGGATACATGGGAAGGCTCCAAGAACGACGCCGGGTGCAAGGCGTACGACGGTTCCCGCGGCACGCCGTTCCAGGTGTTTATCAACAACGTCAAGGGCCTGCCTATCCGCGCCCATGTCGGACGCTCTCCCGACGCGGCTAGTGAGTTCAAGGACGGCGCGTTCGACATCGTCTACATCGATGCCGAGCATGACTACGAATCGGTCAAGGCCGACATCGCAGCCTGGAGGCCCAAGGCCAAGCATGTCTTGGCGGGCCATGACTACGGCTGTTTCCCTGACGTACGGCGAGCCGTGAAGGATTCCGGCATCACCCCGCACGTCGAAGGCAACGTCTGGATGACGCAAGTGTGACGCATGGACGGCACCAAACGCTGCACCAAGTGCCAGAAGGAGCTGCCGGCCCATGCCTTCCATGTGGCCGAAGACGGCCGGCGGCACGCCATGTGCAAGACCTGCCGCTCCGAGCGGGAGCGGAAGCGAAGGAAAAAGGGCAAGGATGAGCGGCTGGATCGGATCGAAGCCGACGCGGTGGACGCCTTCTGCCAGGTGGCTCGCCTGGGAGGGAGCAACGTCCCCCACTCAGCCGAGCTGGTGGAGACGATCCTGGAGTACATGGGCGGCGTGGCTGGGTTCAGCAACCTGTTCATGAAGCAGTATTACGACTCCCCTCCTGGCGGCGCTCACCGGACCAGGATGCTGGAAACGATGGTCCGACTGGTGACGAACAACACGGCCATGGGCGGGGCCAAGAAACCCCTGTCGCACTGGTCCGAAGAAGAGCTGGACGACGAGCTGCGGCAGCGGCTGCTAGAGACTGCGACTGTGATCAACGCCCTGCCGGCCCCGGAGAAGCGTGAAAAAGCACCCGCGCAAGATACCTGAACAGCCGAAGCCTCCGGTTGTTCCTGGCATTACCCAGCACCGTCTGAACGTCCTGAAGGAGGTTCAGGCAGAGCTGAAGAGCCGCAAGATAGAGGCCCTCCGGCTGTACAAGCCAATGCCGCACCAGGAGGAGATGCACGCCTGCCTGGCGTCTGAGCGTGTGGTGCTTGGCGGCAACCGATCCGGCAAGAGCCTAAGCACCTTCGTAGAGGACGCCCGTGCCCTGACGGGCCAGGACCCGTACGGCAAGTACCCCGCAGAGGGCGGGAACCTGGTGGTGATCGGCAGGAACTGGCCACACATTGGCCTGGTCTGCTACCCCATGCTGTTCAAGGCCGGGGCGTTCAAGATCATCAAGGACCTAGAGACTGGAGCGTGGCGAGCCTTCAACCCCGTCACAGACGCCGAGCGGAAGAAGGACGCCAAGCCTGCTCCGCCGCTCGTCCCGCCCAGGTTCGTAGAAGAGACATCCTGGGTCCTGAAGAACGCCGGCTACTGCCAGCGTGTCGTCCTGTCGAACGGCTGGACGGTTCATTTCTTCTCCTCAGAAGGTGAGCCGCCCCAGGGTTTTCAGGCCGACTTAGTACACCTGGACGAGGATATATCTAACCCCGCGTGGGTGGGGGAGATGCAGGCCCGTCTTGCTGACCGTAAGGGCCGCTTGCTGTGGAGTGCGATGCCACATTCCAAGAACGATGCCTTGCTGGGGCTGTGTGAGCGGGCCGACAAGGAACTGGAGGAGCGGAGAGATCCGCCCCGCATCAAGAAGTTCACCTTCCGGTTCCTGGACAACGCCCACATTGACGCGGAGGAGAAGGAGAAGAACATCTCCCGCTGGTCTTCTCTTGGCATAGACGAGCTTCGCATGCGGGCGGAGGGCGAGTTCACCCAGGACTCCATCCTGATGTACCCGTCCTTCAATCCAACGGTCCACATGTTCCCCCGGGACGCCTTGCCGTCCGGCATTCCACCGGAGTGGACCCGCTACGTGTCCATCGACCCTGGCCACACAGTGATGGCATGCTTGTTCGGCGCCGTCCCGCCCGACGAGAAGATGCTGCTCATCTATGACGAGCTGTACATCCGCAACGCCAACGCCCTGATCTGGGGCGAGGAGTTTGCCAAGAAGGCCCAGGACCAGCACTTCTACGCACTGATCATGGACATGCACGGTGGCACGCTCCGGGACCTTGGGTCCGGCCGGCTTCCGTGCGACCTGTATTCGGAGCAACTCCGGGACCGCGGCATCCGGGCCCAGATGACGGGCCACCAGTTCATCCCCGGCTCCGATGACATTGCCGCCCGTACCGCCCTGGTCCGCCAGATGCTGCACATCCGGGGCGACGGCAGCACGCAGCTGAAGTTCCTGGAGGGGGCCACGCCGGAGCTGATCCGGGAGCTGAAGCGATACAAGAAGAAGGTGATCCAGAGCAACTCCGGGCCGTTCATCACGGACGTGCCCAACACGCGGGGCGACGTGCATGCCGTCCAGTGCTTGGAGTACCTCTGCGCCTACGAGCCCAAGTACCACCAGCCGCCCCTGAGGCCTGGCAAGGAGCCGTGGTACGTGAAATGGCTGGCGGAGAAGAAGAAACGCCAGGGAGACGATGGCAAGGGTTATGTGGTCTTAGGTCCTAGCAGAAAGGGATGATCATGGATGCGTGGAAGATGCCGGAAGTGAACCTGGGCGACACTGTGCTGTACCGCCCCCATGAGGGCGCCCCGGCCCAGATGGCCTTTGTGTCCAAGGTGGGCCAGGACACTCTGGAGCTGTGGGTCCTGGCGCCTGGCTACGGCGGAACGGAGAGGCCGTCAGTCCACCACAAGGACGACCCCCGCCTGGAGACGAGCGTGGAGTGGAAGAAGTTCGGCATCTGGGAAAGCCGGCCCCGGGATCCTCGCCTGGCCCAGCTCTCCGAGCGGCTTTCGGCCCTGGAGCGGGCGGCCCAGGGCAATAAGAAGTAGCCCAGGAACCGCCCATGTCTGACCAGAACCCGCTCCGGCCCCTTGTCCAGGGGTGGCTGGAGAAGCTGAAGCTCGCCAAAGACCACAAGCGCCCGTTCCAGGAAGACGCCGATGAGGCGATGAACTTCTACGACGGGGACAACGCCTGGATGTTCCGGTCGGAGTACGCCCGCGGGGAGAAGGGGTTCATCAAGGGCATCTCCCCGCCCGCCTTTCGGATGACCATCAACCGTGTTTGGGAGGCCGTTCGGCTCTTCGGGTCCGTCATCCATCACCGGAACCCATCCCGGCGGTGTACTCCCAGGACCTACCCGGTCATCTCGCCCCAGATGCTGGGTGTCTTCCCGCAGCCGCCCGTGCCCCAGATGGGGCCTGACGGTCAGCCAGTCATCGGCCCTGACGGACAGCCGGTGATGATGATGGACCCGATGATGCAGATGTACCAGCAGCAGGTCCAGCAGACCCAGATGTTGTCGGAGCGGCGGGACATCATTTGCAAGCTGCTGGAAGACTACCTGAACTACACCCCCAATGAGCTGGGCCTGAAGAACCACAACCGCAAGGTGGTGGACGAGGCTCTGATCAAGGGTGCGGGGTGCTGGTTTACGGAGCTGTACCAGGTGCCCGGCGGCGAGTCCCGGATGGCCGGCAGCTTCTATGAGAGCTTCGACAACGTCTTGTGGGACCCGGACGCCGACGACCAGGAAGACATCCTGTGGATGGCCCGGCGGCGGTGCCACCCCAAGGAGTTTGTGGCCGCCAAGTTCGGCATGGACCCCGAGCAGCTGAAGGGCCACGCCGAAAGCTATGACTCTCGCAGCACCCGCAAGGAGCGGGGCTACGAGACGAAGAAGAAGATGGGCAAGACCAACGACCTGGTCACCTACTGGGAGATCTACTCCAAGACCGGATTCGGTGACCGGCTGAAAGACGCCCCCAAGGAGCTGAAGGGCAAGTTCGACGCCCTGGGCGAGTACTGCTACATCGTCGTCTGCGAGGGCGTGGATCACCCCCTGAACATCCGCCCGGACATGCTCCAGGAGGAGGTGGACGAGACGGGGGTCCCTCCCGCCTTGTTCCAGGCGGCCCAGTGGCCGATCCCCTTCTGGGCCGAGCCCAATGGCTGGCCCTGCACCATCCTCCAGTGGCACGGCAAGCCCGGGTATTCGTACCCCATCTCGCTGATCAAGCCGGGCATTGGTGAGCTGCGGTTCATCAACTATGCGATGAGCTTCATGGCGACCAAGATCGCCACCTCCAGCCAGACCCTAATCGGCGTAGCCAAGGCCGCCGACAACGACATCAAGGCCAAGATCCTGGACTCCGACGAGTCGGGCTTCAAGATTGTGGAAATCTCTGAGGCCATCGGCCGCAGCGTCAACGACATCATCAGCGTCTTCCAGCTTCCGGGCGTACCCACGGACCTCTGGAACATCGTCGCCGCCGTCACTGAGCTGTTCGACCGCAGGGTGGGCCTGACAGAGCTGGTCTACGGCATGACCAGGGCATCCTTCAGGTCAGCTGCTGAGGCTACCGTGAAGGCTGAGCAGATCTCTGTGCGGCCAGACGACATGGCCAACCAGCTAGAGGACGCCCTGTCGGAGCTGGCCCGCAAGGAGGCCTTCCTGGCCCGCTGGCTGATCCAGCCGCAGGACGTGCTGCCGCTGATGGGACCCCTGGCGGCGCAGGCCTGGGCCATGCACGTGCAGTCCATGGACCCGGAGCAGCTCCTGCGGGAGTTCGACTTCCGCGTGGAGGCCGGCAGTGCCCGGAAGCCCAACCCGGGGACGAAGGTGGAGCAGATCAACTCCGCCATGCAGATCATCATGCCGGTGGCCCAGGGCCTCTTGCAGGCCGGCCAGCCGCAGCTCTTCAACGCCCTAATGGCCGACTGGGGCCGGGCAATGGACATGGACGTGGCGAAGTACGCGGTGCCGCCCCCGCCGCCGCCACCACCGCCGGGGCCGGAGCAACAAGGTGGAAATCCCCCAGGAAGTCCTCCGCCGGGGCCGTGAGGCCTGCGAGACATACGAACGGGCCCTGCCGCACGGCGAGCGGTGGGCGCTTATGTGCGCCACCCAGACCCCTCCTGGCACTAGAGGCTCTGACAGGGCCTTTATGGAGGGCCGCCTGAACCAGCAGTGGCTGGACGACATGCCCAAGAAGCAGGCCAACACCATCCTCAGGGAGGCCCGTGCAGCAGGGATCCCAGTGGCCGGCAAGGTCTACATCGGCGGCCTGGCGGACAGCCGAGCCCACCGGGACCCAATGGCGTGGGTGGACTCCACGGCGGACATTAAGAGAGTAGCGAGGGCTCGCAATCTGACGGTGGAGGGGGCAGTGACCCACAAGGGCACCCCCATGCCGCCCAAGAGGACGGTCCTGAATGAGCGGATCGTCCAGGAGGAGTTGCCTCGCTACCGCAAGCAGAACCCTGGCAAGAAGGACGGCGAGCTGCGGGAGATGATTATCAACCGCCAGGCCCACCCACTGAAAAGGAAAGGTAAATGATCGAAATCACCCGCTTCCAAGAGACGGTCACTGTCACGGCGGCCAGCTCTGCCGCCACGTCAAGCCCCCGCTTCAGCTTCCAGCACATGGCCGGGGCGGGCGTACTGATCGGCAACACGGGCGGGGCCACGCAGATTGCCTGGTACGGTGCCTCAGGGCATGAGGCGACCCCCCTCCAGATCTTCTCCGATGGCTCCGCGGTGACCACGGCCGTCACGGTGGGTGCCCACCCCGTGCCGGACGCCTGCTTCTCATTCCCGTACGTGGTGCCCGTCATTGCCGGCGGGACCAGCTGCCAGATGACGGTTGTGGCCAAGGGCTGACCCCTCCGTCGTCACATCACCACTCTTGCGACATTCACCATGCCGATGAATCAGAGACTGCTGCGTCCGCTCGCGAAGGGCAGAACTCTGTACTTCAACGCTGCGGTCGATAGCGACTGGGCCACGCTCGGCAACTGGTGGACGAGCGGTGCGTTCACCACGCAGGCGTCTGCCCTGCCGTCTAGCGGCGATAGTGTTGTTCTCAGTGCAACGTGCGACACTAACAGCGGCAGTGCGCCGACTGTTGTGAACTTTACGCTCAATGACCCTTATTACGACGGATTCTATATCGAAGTTGCAATCACCGTCACCGGCAACGCGACGTTCAACGGCGAGTCGTTCAACGGCGGCACCGTCAGCGGCAACGC